CGCCCGGAATGGATTCCCGCGTCAGCAGGTCCGCCAGCTCAGCCTCGACAGCAGCCTGCACTGCAGCGGTATTCGGGGTCAGCTGAATGGCAAAATCAAGCGGCGTTGCGACTGGAGCAAAAACCGAGAGCTGCCCGGCCGCGATAACTGAACAGCGACCGGCAATGTACGACTGAACCGCTGCTACTGTTTGAGCGCTCGGGATTGGACCTCCGGGCGCATTATCTGTCACCACAAAAACCGCGACTGTTCCGACGCCCAGGTAGCTGGGCATACACCAGGCGCGCGTAACGCCGGAAATATCTGTCGCCCAATTTTCGTAATCGTAAGTCGCGCCTCCCTGCGCCGGCTGCTTGAGCCTGGTGATTAGGCGAGCACGAACAGAGTCGATCGTTTCCACATCGAATCCGTTCGCGAGGCCGGCAGCTCCGACGGTTGCCGTGCCTGAAATGCCGCTCACCGGAGATACAAGCGCTAGCTGCGTCCCGGCCAGAGAATTTCCGGCAGATCCGGCGACGACTGCCGTCACGTTGGCTGAGACGAAACCGCCGATCACAACCGCATCCGCGTCGACGGTGAACTCTGCCCCGTCCGATCTCTGCATAAGCGTCCCGGCCGGGAGCGTATAGTCATTTGTCCCGGGCAACGTCACCGGCCCCTGGGCGAATGTCGCAGGCTTTTGCGGGACATCCAGATAAATATTCGCCTGCCGCATGAGGATGTCAGGGTCGCACGTATCCGGAAGAATCTGATTCGCCACCCAGGAAAGGCCGCCATAAAGTTCGTGCATGCCCCCTGCGTGCACCCTGGCCAGGACATTGAGATTGCTGCGCCGCAACGTGGCATCGGCTCCTGGCATCCTGGTGGCGATATCGGCAACATCCCGATCCACCAGATCCTGAAGTAGTGGTCTTACCCAGGGCATCAGCTGTTACTCCATAAAGACTCGAATTTGAATTGCTGCGGGCTGGCCGCCGGCGGAAAAATCGAAATGAATTCGCCAAGCACTCCGGGGCGCACGATCACAGCGTCGACGCTGACACTGGCAGCTACCCCATCGTCTATGAGCCACTGGAGCGCCTCTTGATCGTATTCCTTGAGGCGATTGAGCACGCTCTGAAGCTGCTTTTCTCGACTCAAAAGCCAGCGCCTGGAGCCGATTTTGTCACCCGGCACCACCGGGTAGTCGTCACCCCACCAGCCGCGGAGATCGCTCGATGCCGAAGGCAGAACATCATCTGGGTTCGCGCGCCGATCGGTGAAAAGCGACAGGATGACCGAAGTCTGCAGACCATCGTCGACGAGGAGCCCGAGACTGTCCGTGGCATAGTCTGCGCCGTGGGTAAAATCGATGAATACCGTCTGAATATCGCTCATAGCGTCTGATTGGAGGTGCTTGTAACGCCGCCCTGGGGGTCGTTATGATCGTGACCGTCTGCCCAGCTCCTTATCCCGCTCATCGAGATGGGAGCCGCTGAAGTGGCGAGTCCGGTTATTTCGCTATCCGAAGTAACGGAGCCGTCGACCTGGAGCGCGCCGGTGAGATGCGTGAGGGGCGTGTCCAGCGTCGCCTCAGGGGTGTTCGTGATCAAGATAGGCTTTCCGGCGCCATCCACGACGATTCCACTCCGGGTAAGGTGCACCTTCTGACCCTGATCGTCGTAGAGGGCCGCCTCTCCATTCGCCAGACCCTTCAGCCTGTAGCGGCGGTCGTCCACGGCAATGACGATGCCATGATCGTGATTGCCTCCGACTGATACCATCACCCCCTCCGCCCCCTGGAACGGCACTGAAGTAAAGCCGTATTCCTGGAAGCGTTCTACATTGTCGCGGGTCTCGCCATCCAGTACGGTAATCTGAAGCCGCTGCATCTTGAACGCATCGCTGACAATGTCGACGACACATCGGCTGACCATCAGCATGACTCTGCGGTGCGTCGGTGCGATCAGTTTCTGTATCGTGGAAATCAATTCCAGACCTCTCCTTGCGGCACGGTAGAAATATTCGACTGGTAGTCGGACCCGGCGTTCGCCTGCAGCCAGCGCTGATTGTCGCCCCGCACTCGCATCGCTGCGCCCTGCCGCGATTTGATCGAGATCTGCTTCCCTAGGCGCGTTGCCTGCACGCCGGCGAGCAGGTCGAAGGCTTCCGGGCGGCACACCTCAAGCTCGGCAGTCGTTCCGTTCTCGCCCAGGTGATAGGTGACCGAAACTATGAGCAAATCGAGATCTGCGTATAGCTTCGGCGAGCGCAGCCTGACTATCGTATTCTTCGTCCAAAGGCCGACATCGTTTTTCCATCCCTGCACGGTGACGGTGGCCCGTCCGGAGCGTCCAATTCTGACGTTCTTTTCCCATGCGGCGCGCTGTCCGAGCGTGGCCACGTGCCCCTGATCCTCAGCCAGGATCACTATCGGGCGATAGCGGTCGATATACGTGTCGTCTGCGGTCCCGGCCGCACCGGCAGCCTGGGTAGGATCGCCGCCGTCGTAGTTCCTATACTGGCCTTTGACGATGTAATGAGAGAACCGCTCTTTCCAGGAAAATTTACCCTTGGCGTGCTTGATATTGACCCCCTCGACAAGGTCTGCGCCGGCACGGGTCTGGCCAGCTCGGGTAATGATGAGATTTCCCAGTCCATCAGAAGTCAGCAGAACGGCACGCATGCGCGCTGCGCGATCGAGCGTTTCAAAAGCTCGCTCGCCTTCCTGTATGTTGAGCGTCGGGAAGGGGGCTCCCACATCGACCTGGGCAATCACCTTGATGCCGAACGGTGTACAGACATCGGCGGCGATCTGGGTCAATGTCCTGCCATTCCACTGACCGGAAGCGTGAATTGCAGAGCAATCCACAAGATCTTCGGTCTTGTCGCGCCCCTCGATGTGAATCGTGTGCGAGTTCTCGTCGTACTCTGGCTCGAGATCGTCTATATACCCGGACATGACGGTTTGACCATCGAGGAGGATCTCGACCGGATAGCCCTGCAGCGCAGGCGCAGGCAGATCAACACCTGGCCACCTGTCGGTGATGGTGACGGAGAACGTGCCGGAGATCTGCTCGATGCTGGTGCGGATCTCGGCTTTTTGCCACCCGCCGAATATGGCGCCGTTTACCTTGAGCTCTACCACCCCATCAGACATAGAGCGCCTCCAGTGGCACGCCACCGGGCACGAAGGCCGGGCGACGAATATTATTCCTGGCCACGAAGTCGAGCTCCTGGGTGGAGTCTCCGTAGACGCGGTAAGCCGCTACCAGAGATGGCATCGTGATGGGGAGCGTCACCTGGGTCAGGGGCGCGAGGTTCGCGCCTCGCGCCGTAATGTCCCTCACCATCGCGACCTTCAGGCTGGCCAGGGCGACGTACAGATCATCGTCGATCGGGATTGGCTGGCCGAAGGAATTGACGGATGTGGATTCCATTTCGGTATCGAGGTAGGTGGACAGGCTCTGTTCCATGCTGAGCGCGTCGTTGTAGCTCGTAAAAGTGATTTGGCTGCTGGCCCGCACCCCCTCGATGATCGCAGTCCTGCGCACCAGGTCGACAACCGCAGCCTGATTGATCGACTGCTGGATTCTCGACGGCGTGGCGAGGGATGTCGGCTGCACCGCTATCACAGGAGGGGTCCCGGCCACTTCCTTTCCGGCCCCGAAAAATGATTTGAGATTATTGAAGGCGTAGGATGGGTTCGAGAACAGCGACTCTACCCCGAAAATCTGGCTCTGAATGGACCCGCCCAGAGTTTGAGGAGTGGCCATGAGCGTGGTGAGCGACGAGGAGAGGTTTCCTGAGGAATTAAGCAGCTCGGAAAGCAGGTTGCCGCCTTGGCCGAACTGAGCCACCGAATTGATGGCGCCCATCGCAGAATTGACCGCAGCCTGAGAGGCTGTTGTCACAAAATCCACGGCCCCGACGATATTGAACTTGTTGGCGAAACTGTTCTGCGCGGCCGCATTTGCCGAATCGGCTGCATTGCCGACCAGCGCGCTCGTATCAGGCTTGGCTGAGGGCTGCGCATTGTTCCCCGCCTCGATGAAGTTCATCATGAAGCGCGCTATTCCGCCTTCCTGCGCCGATTCGATGATGGTGGCCGGGGTCAGGAGAGCGACATTCAGCGTGCCGCGGTAAGGATGGACCAAGGTGCCAGGGCCGGATTGCTCCAGGGCGGCAATCAGGCTGTCCCTGGCGGCCATGTAATTTGGGCCGATCACATAGGCTTCCATCACGAAGCCTCTTGCCTTGCGCCCCAGATCCTCGACATAAGGAATGTCTCGCTGCGGGTATTCGTGCAAAACGGCTCGACGCCCCTGCTGACTTTCTGTGCGGAAGGTGTAGAAAGGCACACCCCGAAAGGAAGCCTGTCTGAGCTGCGTTCTCCATGCGGAAACGCTCATTGCGTCACCATCGTGTTGCCGGCATAGGCGTTGAAGTTAACGCCGGGCTGGGAGGATTTAACGGACACTACCGAGGGGCGTCCATCAGAATCGATCTTGATATGCAGCGTCCCGGAGAGCTCGGTCCTCCTGTGGGATATCCGATCGATCTCTTTGGCGTGGGTCTTGTCATACAGCCAGCCGCCAAACGAATCCTCCTTGCCGCCGGTGGCAACCGAAGTCCCCTTGTCAATCAGCCAGTTAAAACCCCCTCCTATGCCCTGGCCGATCTCCCATGCCGCTGTCAGGCCAAGCAACCCCCCGACACCTTTGGCAATTTTTGATCCGACGCCCTTCGCGGGCGGTTCCCCGGAAACGCCCCCGGAGGGCATTCCCCCCATCTGTTCGGGAGTAAGACTCATGTGCTGGTTGACCACAAATACCGGGAGTGGGATCGGCATGCCCGCGCCAATACCCGCGCCCATCGCTCCCTTTTTCCCTTTCCCAAGACCAAGAACGCCTCCGATCACAGAACCGGCCCTGGAAAATGCTGCAAGCGCAAGCGCCGCGCCTCCGATGGCAATAGCAAGCCCACCAAAAGCCAGGGCACCCAATCCCACAACCCTGGCCAAGGTCTTATGGTCGTCGACAAACTTCTGCAGCGGCCCCCCGGTGATCTCGTTGAGCTTGGTGATATAGGGCTTGAGAAAGTCTACCAGGGGGCCGCCGAAAGCGGCCAGGAGGTTGGTTACGGTGCCCGTGAGAGCCTCCCAGGTGTTTTTGGCTGACTTGGTGGCGACGTCGATCCGCTGCATGATGTCCGCCTGCTTTTCCATCAGATCGATCTTGGACTGGAGTCCGTCACTGCCCATTTTCACCATCTGGGCAGCTACACGCCCCCCTTCCATACCGAAAAGCCTGTTGGTCACAAAGAGCTGCTCTTGTTGACTCAACACGCGCAGCTTTTGCATCTGCGCGACAAGATTTTCGATGCCCTCGAACTTCCCCTTTTTATCGAAAAAGTTCAGGTGAATACCGAACTTGGCAAGCTCGGCATTCGTTTGACGCATGGGGAGGCTATGACGCTGCAGCTTGGTCTGCATTTGACCGATCTGATTGAGCATCTGGGCGAAGTTGGTGCCGAATACCGAGCCATCCATACCCTGTTGACGAGCGTAACCCTGCAGCACGAGCATCTTTTTAGCGTTTTCGACACCAGTGAGCCCAAGTTGATTCAGTGTCGACCCGCTGTAAGCAGCCGCGTATTTGATATCGTCAGGATTCAAGCCGAAGGCGAATTTTGCCTTCTGTGTGAGATCCGCCATTTTTGTCAGCTCAGTAGAGGAAAGCCCGTAAGCTTCGCGGAACTTGGCCACCATTTCGGCGGCATCCTCGGGAACCATCTTCAGGATAACCGAAAGGTAGGAGGCTGCTTTTAGCCCCCCGTTCACCACAGAGTCGATGGCGGCGCCCTGCTCGAGGAGTGCCGTGGCGGCATTCGTGAAGTCGGCCGTGGTCCCTGGCAGTAAATTTCCGAGCTGGATCGCCTGCTTGTTGATCTCTGCGAACTGGGGTGGAATCTGTCCCAGATTATTCATCATGGCGATGCGAAGATTGGTGCTGGCTTCGTCCAGATCGGCAAATGCCTTGATGGGCTTTTCCATGATACCTGTCGCAATCATGCCGTTTGCGAGCGACGCTCGTCCGAGGCGATTCGCTTTTTCGGCGATTCGGTCGAGCTTCGTTCCAAACGCATCGAGCGAGCCGACGGCGCTGCGCATACCGCCTGACATCTGGTCCGTCAGTTTGAGCAATACGCCGATTTCGAGCATGTTCATGAATTCTCAGCCTGTTTCTGAATTCGAAGCGCCTGCGCTTTCCAGAATATAAGTTCCCTCGCGTCCATCCGCCACAACTCCGACGGCTGGAAGTGAAAAACGAAAGCGAGATCCCCTAAGAGGATTTCCCAGTCGTCTGGGAACTCGCCAAAAAACCGCCGACAACCTCCACAAGCGGCTGGATGTCGTCGATATCCAGCATGTCGAATACCGGGTCGGGGATGCCGCTGAGTTCTGCAGCGAGCTTGAAAATGAGATCGTAATTGTTGGCTGCCTGGCCAATGTTCCTCAGATCCCGGCCGACAGGGCGGCGCAGATCGATCGATGAGTAGGTAACGTCCCCCAGGGTGATCGGGTGGGCGAGGGCGATGGATTTGGCGATGGCTTGGGCCATGATTTTCTCCTAAATTCGTAAATATCAGCTCGAACGCACGCAGGCCATTCCCTCGAATCTGAGGTGAACCTCTCCCTTGCTGAGCTCGGGCGGCTTCGCGAGCCAGGACTGGGACAGCGAGTAGGTTTGACCGGTGTCGGTCTGGAAGACCACCGACTCTATCGAGTAGGCAGCAATTGCCTCGAGATCGGTTGCGGCCATGTGCGAGATGGTGCACTCGATGAAGGGGATCTCGGTAGCTTCCATGTATCCGTGCACCCCGCTATCTCCCTTGACGCCGGTGCGCGTAACGCCGCCGATATCCAGCTTCGCTCCCTCCTTGGAGGCAAGCCTCTGGCCATTGACGGTGACGAATACGCGCCCCGTAACCTGATTCGGATTTGCCATGTAAGCTCCTTACAGAATGAATTGAACGGATGCGGCGAACACCCTGAACTGGTTGACGATATTCGGCGGGATCACGGCATTCACCTGATCGACGTTGGCTGTCGAGCGAACCACCAGCAGATCCTGCTTGAACTGAGCCAGATTCTCGATGAGACCGGCCTGCTCAAGATCCGACGCCAGCTGCACCAGCTCGGCCGCGATGATGCTTGGAGTGACGATTGCCTGTCCGGGCGCGAAATTGGTCCCGTCGTCCGCCAGCTTGAAGCGGGGGAAGCGCAGCGCGATCCTGGCGCGTATCGCATAGCGGATAGCATCGACCGTCCAGACCGTGTTCAGGTCCAGGTACGAAACGTCCGCGATGCCGAGCGAGTTCGTTTGGTAGGTGGTGATCACTCGCTCGATCAGCACATTCCCGCCGGGGTCGACCGTGAAAGTCGAAATGCCGTCATGCAACAGCAGATCGCGCTCGTCGCGTGTGAACAGCGATTGGACCGGCGGGGGCAGAATGCCCGGGAGCGGGAGCGTCTGGAACGGACGCGCCGGATCGATCGATCCGTAGTACTGGCAGACCGAGCCCAGAACTGCCGCGGTGATGCATGGCTCGACGGGCATGTCGTAGACGCCCATGACTGTCGTATGCGGCGAGTTGCGCGCCGTTCCGTAGGTACCAAGCGTCGCGAGTGTGCCGTTTACTGCAGAAAAGGAGTGTCCGGTCTTCTGGACCATCGGCCCCCAGTTCGTGGTCAGGAACGTCTCGATCTCGGACATATTGGCCGCATCGGTCCAGGGCATGATGATGGTGTAATACTGATCGCCGCCGATCGCCGCGATCGCCCCGGCCACGTCCGGGTTTCCGGTGCCATTCGCCATAGCGACTATGGCGACGGCAAGACCTTGGGGGGTCATTTCACCGCTGTAATAGTTGAGACGCATGTCGATATCGTTGCCGCACTCTCCCTTGTGACGGGCTGTAACGGTGACCACGCCAAGGGCAGCCGCTGCGGTGACAGGCAGATCGAGATTCGCATTGATGGCCGCTGCGATGTTGGTTGCCGTCACTGAGTTCTGTTCAGCCGCAGCCACGCCGACTTTCACTTCGGTGCCGGCGATCATGAGCGCCAGCGTGCCCGCCGCCGGAGCCCCGGTGACGGTCAAAGTACCGCTTGCCGCGACTCCTGCTGCCAGGTCGTCCAGGGCGATTGCCCACATTTCCGTGGAGGGATTCGCTGCCCTGGCTGCCGCGATCATGCGCGCCAGCATCGATCCGCGCCCGAAGAAGCCGGCGCCCTGGGTACCGGAAAATATCTGGGTAGGAATCGCGGCGGCCACAGGAGCTGCCGCAAGCCTTTGCCCGAGCACCAGAATCGTCTGTGCCTGCTGAGGAATTCCTCCCGTCGCATTGGAGTTGTCGATCTCGATGAACTGTCCGGGAGTGCGGATGTCGATCGGTATGGAATTGAAGCTTACATTGTCCGGCATGGTGGCTCCTCTGTGTTATTCAGCTTTTGGCGCTGGCGGTTCAGCGGGTTTTTTTGGGGCGCTCGCGACAAGAACGTCGCCGTCATTGATGCGCCTGCGCCAGTAGATGGTCTTTTCCACCGGGGCACCTTCTTCCGGCAAATGCCCGACCCCCGGGAGCGGCATGCGCACCTTTACGCCCTCTCTGGGTTTGAGGAATACTTTTTCAGCCATCTCACATCTCCTATAGAGTTACATCGTCCTGGGCATCAGGCTGCCCGTTCACATAATTTTGCTGCGACCATTCGGCCTGCACTGCCGGCGTCTGGAATGGCGTGATATCGTAATCGGCGTGGAAGCTCAGGAAGTCCGCCAGGGTGGTTTCGTCGATCGGATCCGGCAACTGGACCTGGCTTCCCTCGACCTTGACGACGGCCACGTATATACCGTTCCGGAACAGCAGCTCTTCATGCATGAAGTCGAGCGACACTGCGATCCAGGCGCTCGATGCGGTGCTTCCGTTGTTCAGCATCCCGAGTATGGCGTCGACCATCTGGTAAAGCCCGATGGAAATGCCATCTCCTTGCAGCGCTTCTTTCTGGCCGCGGGAGTTCCTGGCCACCAGCGAAATGCCGTACCGAGGGAGCGCCAGGCCGCTGCGCTCGATGCTGAAGTTTGCCGGCGCGACGTAGGCTGCAGGTGCCACCGTAGAAAATCGTTTGATGAGATTTTCGCCATCGAGCTCCGGAAGGGAATTCACCTCCCTGAGCTTCGGCCCCAGCGGGGAAGCCTGAATCATGCCGATCAGCTCGTTTTCCAGATCAGCCAGCATGCGCTGTCCCCGCGAGCCTGTCCCGGATCAGCGCCAGGATCTCCGCCTCATCTTCATGGCTTATGCCCAGGTAAGGACGCGCCGGCAGCGTTACCTGGGAGACCGTTCGCCACCCTCCATTCGCCAGCCTGAATCTCAGCTTCTTCGAAGACTTGGGTTTGATGACGCCCCCGAGCTGCTGGATGC